GGGTCCTACCCCACTCAGAAGTTTTTCGCCATTGGCGAGGAGGTCCTACGTATGCCTACTTTATCACTGCCATTCGTTCGGTCATCTGAACGAAGTGATGGTGGCCCGTCCACTAAGCTTGAATCCTTTCATAGCTACTACTATGATGACGAAGTCATCAGCGGAGTGGATAATCCAAGGTGGAAGGAGCAGGTCCAGCAACTAAAAGAAGCTGGAACCAGCTATACGCGTCAAAACACTCGGGTTAGTTTTAAACCTGAGTACACTAAAATCAGAGAGGTTTATCCAACGTACGTCGCGACCAATATTGCGACCGGCTATCGTTGGCGCAGCCCGTCCCATGGCAAAGGGATACCCCCTGCGGTGAGCACTTCTGATGATAACCTGGCATTGGGAGAGTTCCTTTCCCATGCCTCGGAAGCACTGAGTCCCTTTAAGGCTATGCCGTTTCTCGGAGAACTCCGGGAAACGCTAGGCCTACTGAGGAGTACAAGCCAGTCATTATTTGAACTAGTGGCAAGTTATGTGCGTAGTGCACAGAGCCGCCGTCGGCGTATGAGGAATAAGACCCAGGCTGTTAAAGCCATTAGGGATCTCTACCTCCAAGCTCAATTTGGGTGGAAACCCTTACTAAGAGACGCCGAAGCCGCGAGTAGGGCCTTAGATCGTTTACACAGCGATGTAAAGCTTTTCTCCGCAACTGGTCGCAGACAGACTGATACCCTCTTTAGCTTGCCACCCGTTGCACTTCCTTCGCAATGGGGCACGTTTATTGGCACCTACGCGAAAACATCGCGTGCTGGTGTCAAGTACACGGGTCAGGTGAAAGTTAACCTTACTCGTGAGGGCGGAAGTACTGAAGCGCTAAGACAGGCTTGTGGGTTCAGGTTGGCAGAGTTCGTTCCTACCCTATGGGAATTACTCCCATGGAGTTGGGCAGTCGACTACTTCACTAATGCTGGTGAAATCGTCAATGCCGCGTTCTTCGACCACTCGAACCTAGTTTGGTGCTGTAAGACACAGCTTTGTACAACTGAACAGGTCTCGACCTGGGAACTCGATTTTGGTAAGACCAAGTCGGATTACCCAGCAACCGTGACTGCATATAGCACAGGGGGTAGACTAACATCCACCAGCCTGTTGTTCAGACGCGATCCCGTGAACCCAGGGGTGCCATCCTTGGTTCTGGGGTTACCAACAAGCCCTTGGAAGTATTTAAACCTCCTTGCGGCGCTGTCTACCCTTTTGGATAGGCGGTAAACCCTTCTACCTCAACGAGGTGGCCTTATGGCCTTTGCACCATCTTCTCCGGTTACCGGAGCAGCCATGACGGGGCTGACCTCGCCGACTTATACGTTGTCGGCGGATACTGCCGTCAAGCCCAATGCCAAGTCTTACACGATTTCGGCCTTGGGTGGCACACAAACAGGGGTGACCACTCACTCCATTGCGAGTCCCTTCACTCTATCCATGATTCGTCCTACAGCGTTCAAGCTGCTGGGGTCTCCTAATACGTCCGGTGTAATTCGAGCGTTTCCAAAAAACTCGTTCGACATCATCTGTCGAAAAGGAGTCAACGTCTTGGCCAACCAGCCATCTCAGTTGAGTATCATGCGACTCATTGCTAGCATACCTGCCGGCTCTGAGGCTTATGACATAGCTAACCTGCGGGCGCAAATTTCGTGCCTCGTAGGTGTGTTATGGCAAATTGCTGACAGTCTGGATGACACCTTTGTGTCTGGCACTTTGTAATGGCCAGTCCAGCTGTTCGCGGTACCAAAGAGTTGAAGACTAACGGAGCCCTCCCAGGGCCCGCGCAAATGTGGAGAACAAAATGGTTGTCAACCGTTTCGCTCTTTCTGCTTCTCTTCTCAATGACCTTCGGGAGTATTTATCTCCTTATCAGGTGGAGTACTTGGAAACTGGAAATGTCTGGAGTGATTTACCTCCAGCCCCAGGATGTTCTGAGCTCTCCTTTGGAGCCGAATCCTTGGTCCGCTCCGTCTGGAAGAAATTCCAAGACGAGATAGATCAGGAGGCGGCTGACGCGGAAGCCTATCGCCTCTTTGTTGAGGCTAACAGTTTCTGCTCTAGGAATGACCTTGAGGTCGTTGACTACAACCAGCTAGGACCTGCTGATTCGGAGATTCTAGGTCAGCTAAAACAAGAGCTATGGATGTTTTTCAATCCAGAGGGATTTCCCTTATTCGCTCAGCTGACTAATGAAGAAACTCCTAACCTCTATGCAGAGGTAGACTTTGGCCCAGGCAATGCACCTGGTGCCAGTAGAACCTCCTTTTTGCATAAGTTGGGTTCGAGCCAGCTAACCGCCTCTAGTTCCTTTATTATAGAGGATTATTATCGCTGGTGTGAAAAGGCCTCTGTGCGAACCAGTAATGAGTTCTGTCGATCCATGACAACTGGCCGTGCTGAGGTGGAGAGTGAGCCTTCAAAGCTCGTTGCAGTGCCGAAGACCACCAAGGTCTCGCGGCTGGTTAAAACTGAACCACTCCTGAATATGTTCTTTCAGAAAGGGGTGCAGTCAGTTTTAGAGCATCGTCTCCGCACCTACTGGGATATAGACCTGGCTTCACAACCAGACCTGAACTCAGAATTGGCGCGGATAGGTTCGATCGATGGCAGCTTTGCCACCATTGATTTGACACAGTGCTCGGACTACATATCCTGTCGTCTTGTGGCAATCTGATTGATCGGGTTTCTTTCTTTGTACTCGATCGGTACAGGTCGCCGTACGCCACGGTGGAAGGACATGTTGTCCGCCTAGGTATGATGGCCACAATGGGGAATGCATACTGCTTCCCTTTACAGACCGTCATACTTGCCGCTCTCGTTCGCGCCGTTTACAAGTGCATGGGTATACCCCTAGTACCACGACGGAATGCTTACTCACTTTCGAGCGGAAAACTTTACCGCTCTAACCTCTCAAAAAACTGGGGGGTCTTCGGGGACGACATCGTCGTAACACGCGATGCGTACCCAACAGTGATTCGCATTCTCAAGGCATTGCGCCTTGTGCCGAATGAGTCCAAGTCCTTTTGGACTGGGGACTTTAGGGAATCCTGTGGATCCGATTGGAAAAACGGAGTAAATGTCAGAGGGATCTATATTAAGACCCTGAAGACACCACAGAATCTTGCTATTGCTTTCAACTCACTGACCGAGTGGTCCGTAAGGTCGAAGGTAAAGTTGACCGAAACGCTCGCACTGCTTTATCGTGCGAGGTCGGACTGGCCTTTGGTTCCGCTTTGGGAAAATCCCGATGCGGGGCTGAGGTTACCGCTTAGCCTCGTTAAAGAGGCAACGGCACTTAAGTCAGTTGATGGACTGTGGGGATCCCTCCTTTATAGGAAGTGGGTTGGAAAACCAATCTCTTATGACAGGAGCCGCGGGTATCACAACCCGTTTGCCCTACTGATGTCAGCGAGCCTTGGCAAGTTGCGCAGAGGCCTCGAAATCGTGAGGCCTAAGTTACTGCGCTATGGCACAGTGTATGGCGTTGCCCCGAGTTGGGACGTCGTACCTGGAGATTCGCTTCAACAGCGGGAGACTCGGATGAGTATCCTTAGCGCTGCCACAGGATTGTAGCAGTTCTAAAATCAGGTAGATTCGTCTACCATGGGGGCGTCTGTGGAAACACAGAAGGAGCGCTAAGCAGCG